TATACGTATACGTATACGTATACGTATGCGTAAAAGCTGGGGGGGTATGGGAACATGTATTTACTTTTGTGACACCATTACAAATCCCAAATTATGGCACTAGACCCACCTCAAATGCCGTTATAAGGCGTAATGGTTTTACTACGATTAGGTTATAAAACCCTTACAAACACCTATAATTGGGCAATAACCTACAACAATTTTACCGAAATTGGGCAATAACCTACAGAAATTGGGCTAAAATTTACAAAAATTTTACCTAAATCGACTTGCTGCTCAGATACTTTTTCACGCGCGGACGCACGGGCGCACGGGCGCACGGAAGCGCGCACGCAAGCACGCACGCAAGCACGCCCGCACACTATGAAAGCACGAAAACACCGTTACATTCATTACAATCGCACTAGACCCACCTCAAATGCCATTATAAGGCGTAACGGTTTTGTAACTATTTTGATGCTTGAAACTGCCCCCAACTTAAATTATTATAAGACTTCAATGGCACTTGGACGTCCCTCCATATATTCGGATGCTTTATGTAAAGAAATTTGCAGGCGAATTAGCCTCGGCGAATCTTTACGATCGGTTTGCCGAGATCCCGAAATGCCAAATATTAGCACGGCGCTGGATTGGGCGTTTACAGATGGGCACCCTTTTTCCCGCCATTACGCGACTTCCAGAGAGGTCCAGGCCGAATCTTTGGCGGACGAAATGCAAGAAATTGCGGATGATTCAACCAACGATTACGTGGTTCGACTGGGCAAAGAAGTCTTGAATCCTGAGGCCGTTCAACGGTCTCGCCTACGAATCGACACCCGAAAATGGATCGCTAGTAAAATGAAGCCGAAACGCTTCGGCGACAAAATTTTTAATGAGCATTCGGGGAGTGTGACTCTTGAGTCACTTATTACGGATTCGATAGACAAAAAAGAAGTTTGAACCCGGCATCGGCAAAAATTAAAGCATGGAGAGAAAACCCGTGCCAATTTGTGGCCGAGGTTTTCAATTGTGAACCGGACGCCTGGCAGCGTGACGCGCTAAGCGCAGTCGGCGGGCAATCTCTAATGCCGCGCCGAAGACTCGCTTTAAAAAGTTGTACGGGTGCTGGAAAATCTGCAGTTTTATCTTGGATCGGATGGCACAGGCTTCTTTGTTTTGCTGAAAAAGGCGAACATCCAAAGGGTGCCGCGCTATCAGGCGGTGGCAGAGACCAGCTTCGAGATAATCTTTTTAGCGAACTTTTAAAATGGCGAGAACGCTCAGAGTTATTAAAAAATACTTTTACTCACACAACAGAAAGAATTTCCGCAGTCGGATTTTCAGAAACTTGGTTTTTGTCGGCAAGATCTTATGCGAAAGATGCAGACTCCGAAGCTATAGGGAGATCGATGTCCGGTCTTCATTCTAAATTTCCGTTTATACTTTTAGATGAAATCGGAGATGTACCGATTTCGGTTGGACAAAAAGCGGAGCAAATTTTTACAGGTGGCGTGGTAGACGGATTAATAGCATGCGCTGGGAATCCGGTTTCATCGCAAGGCCTCCTTTACCACATTGCAAAAAATCTTGGATCTCTCTGGAATGTTATTACAATTACAGCAGATCCTGACGATCCGAATCGAACCACTCGCGTTGACATAGAGCATGCGCGTCAACAAATAAAAATTTATGGCAGAGCTAATCCGTGGGTAATGAGCACGATCCTAGGACTGTTTCCTCCGTCTTCTTTTAATTCATTACTTAGTTCGGATGATGTCGATGCTGCAATGGGTCGATATATACACGAGGAACAATACAAATTTTCACAAAAAAGACTGGGCGTTGATTGCGCACGCTTTGGTGCAGACAGAACTGTTTTATTTCCTCGCCAAGGTAGGCGCGCATTTAAGCCAGTGATAATGCGCGGGGCAGACACACTACAAATTGCGGCGCGCGTCGCAGAAGCTAAAATCAAGTGGGGTTCTGAGATGGAATTCATTGATGGCACTGGTGGTTTCGGTGGTGGAGTCATTGATTTTTTACGGCAATCCGGAAGCACGCCAATGGAAATTCATTTTTCATCCAGCGCGAATGACCAGCGATACGCCAACAGGCGCGCTGAGATGTGGTTTAACATGTCTAAATGGGTCAAAGGCGGCGGGTGCCTACCTTTTGATGCAGATTTAAAAAAGGAGCTTTGCGCCCCAACTTATACATTTCAAAATGGGAAATTTCTTTTAGAGCCCAAGGATCAAATTAAGCGTCGACTCGGTTTTTCTCCCGATATCGCAGACAGCCTCTGTCTGACTTTTGCCATCCCGGATCTTCCCACTTCTGTGGGTGATTACGGTCTTCAGTTTTCCATCATGAGTAAGGAAAATTCTTGCGACACTGATTTTGATCCTTTCAATTAATTCTAATACTTGTAAAATAGATTGGTCTTCGGCATCTTCAAGGTTCTGGGGTGATTTAATTGATTTTTACACGAGAATATCTAGATACAGATTTTGAACTTATTCAGTCTTGGTATTCTGCATATCCCGAATGGGCCCTTGGGGTGCCCAAAGCTTTTCTTTCTGACACCGGTTACATTGTAGAAATTGATGGGTCTCCTGTTGCCTCCGGATTTCTTTTTACTTCCAGCAATAGTAAAATCTGTTTTGCGGAGTGGATTATTGTAGATCCGAAAGCCGACAAAGAATTACGAGGGCCGGCAATCAAAGAAATTTATAACGCGCTTGCAGAGAGTGCTAAAAGCGCAGGCATGGGTATTTTAATTACTTTAGTGAAGCATGAAGGTCTTATAAAAAAACTTCTGCAGCAAGGATTTATGAAAGGTGACTCTGGAATGACCACACTAATTAAGGAACTTAAATAATGGCAGCAGTTACCGCCACCGTTCTAGCGAGTATTGCGGTTGCTGCTGCAGCAGCTGGCACTGCTTATACAATTGTCGAAAACGAAGACGCTAAAGATCAAGCGAAGAAACAACGTAGAAAAGCAGAAGAAGATGCGGCTAAAGTCGTGGCAGATTTGGAAGCTGAAAAAGTCGCGTCAAGAGACAAAGAAATCCAAGCGGCAATCTCAGCTTCAAATCGTGCTAATCGTAAAACTGAATTTAATCCTTCCGGAATCCAGGGCACAGTTACTGCTGCCTCTGATGGTGGCGGTTTATCTTCAGTCATCGGGTCTTCCTCTGGAAACATGAGGACTTTGATAGGTGGGTAGTAACGAAGGTGCCGGCCGATATCCGATTACTGCACAAACGAAAAGACAGCAATACGAGCTTATTCGTTCTCAGCTTGAGTTAGACCGATCTAGTTTTATTTCTCATTGGCAAGCAATTTCTAGATTTATTTCTCCGAGACGCGCTCGATTCGAAGTTAGCGACGTTAATAAAGGGGATCGGCGCAATCAGTCTATTATCGATTGTACTGGAACCCTTGCTCTTCGAACTTTGCAAGCTGGGATGATGACGGGCATCACGCCCGCTAGTCGCGAGTGGTTTCGATTAACAGTTAAAGATTTGGATTTATCAGAATATGGCCCAGTTAAAGACTGGCTTTACGAAGTTACTAAAAGAATTAGCACAATATTTTTTAAATCAAATTTGTATAAAGTTCTGCCCTTAACTTATGGAAACATGGGTAACTACGGTACTGCTGGGGTTTTTTTAGAGCCTGACCTAGATAAAGTGGTCAGATTTACGACCCTCCCTCTTGGCAGTTTTTCTGTTTCTAATAATCATCTTATGCAAGTTGATACGATGACTAGAACTTTTATGATGACTGTAAGACAGATTGTAGAAAAATTTGGATATAATCGCGAGACGAATAAAATTGAGTGGGAGAATATTTCTACATATGTAAAAAACATGTGGGAAACGAACAATACTGAAAATTGGATTCAGATAGCGCATATTGTGAAGCCCAATCCTGAATATGATCCAAGAAAATTACTTTCTAAATATAAAAAGTTTATAAGTTGTTATTACGAGAGTGGTTTGCAGTTAAAGGGTGGGTCAAATTATATGTCGGGGCCGATGATAGAGCCTCACAAATATCTATCAGAAAAAGGTTATGATTTTTTTCCGGGATTATTTCCGCGATGGGAATTAAACGGTGAAGATTCTTACGGCACTGATTGCCCCGGCATGGTGGTGCTCGGAGATGTGAGGCAGTTACAGTCAACAGAGAGAAGGGTTGCTCAAGCTTTGGAGAAGATTATTAATCCTCCGATGAAGGGGCCCACTTCTTTGCGCGGCACTAAGGCATCGCTATTGCCAGGCGGCTTAACTTACACCGACACTTCGAACGGTGGGACACCGTTTAGCCCTGCGCAGCAGGTTGATCCTCGGGTTTTAGAAGTTGAGAATAAGCAAAGCCAAGTTAGAGCGCGCATAAATGAGGGTTATTTCGTAAATTTATTTCAACAGATGTTAAGAAATGAGCGAGACATTACAGCGACCGAAGCGGTGCTTGCAGATAAAGAGCGCCTAACTTCTTTGGGCCCGGTTCTAGAACAATTTAACCACGATTTTTTAAATCCTCTTATCGATAATGTTTTCGATATTATGGTCGAACGCGGCATGATTCCAGAGCCTCCGCCCGAATTACAGGGTGCTGATCTTGGCGTTGATTACATCTCTATTTTTGCACAAGCTCAGAAGTTATTAAATACAGGGTCGATTGAGCGGTTCACTGGATTTGCGCAGCAAGTCGCCGGCTTAAATCCTGCGGCGCTGCAAAAGGTTGATACCGATCAACTTCTAGATGTTTATGCCGAAATGGTTGGTTTAGCGCCCGGCATTGTTCGCTCGGATGATGCGGTCGCCGCGATTCGAGCTGATATTGCTCGGCAACAACAAGCGCAAGCGCAAATCCAGGCGCTTCAATCGATGAGTGAGACCGCTAAGAATTTAGCGCAATCGCCCACGGATGGAAATAATGCTTTGACAGCACTTGCGGGACAAGGGGGCGGCGCGTGATTGATCTAGATATTTCGAAGCCGAGAGATGTTGCGAAAATGGAGAAGGCTCAGAATCTAAAAGAGATTCAGGCGAGCTCTGATCTAAAATGGGTTCTTTCTAAGCCTGAGGGCAAAAGATTTATGTGGCGGCTATTGTCGTCCTGCAATATTTTTACAGCGAATCATTTGACGAGCGAAGAGCTACATTTTGTAAATGGGCGTCGATCGGTTGGATTAAAGTTTTTAGACGAGATTTTAAAAGTAGATGCATTATCATTTGTAGAAATGATGGAGAAAAATAAATGACTATAGAAAATTCGAATGCGGCCATATTGGACGCAATAGAAACACCGGAAGCGGAAGTTAAACCGGTGGTACCAGTAGTAGATGAAAAACCCTCAGGTGAAGTAGAAAAGCCCGAACCACAGACGTTTGAGCTAAAACTTCCAGAGGGGTCACTCTTACCGACTGAGCATTTTGAGAAAGTTAAATCCTGGGCACAGGAAAATAAAATTTCTCAAGAAGACGCTGAGAAGGCTTTAGAGAGAGACGGTTCTACGTGGAAGGCTTTTCATGAAAGCCAAGCTGTTACAGTTAAAAACAAAGTAGATTCGTGGCCAACGGAATTAAAGCAAGATAAGGATTTTGGTGGGGATAAGTTTAATGAAACTGTTTCTTTAGCAAGTCGTGTTTTGGATCATTTCGGGGATGCGAGTTTTAAAAAAGAATTAAACGAATCAGGTCTTGGGAATCACCCGGGGCTTTTAAAATGGGCCGCAAGAGTTGGACGTGCGATGAAAAGTGATGAATTGGTTGTTGGTAAGTCTACAACCATGCCGGAGCGTTTATCTACCTCTCAAGTTTTATACGGTTCAAACGAAGGGAAAAAATAATTTATGGCATTATTAGGCGCAGGAAATCTAACGCTAGCAGATTGGGCAAAGCGTTATGATCCTAATGGACGAATCGCAAGAATCGTCGAGTTACTTAGTCAAACAAACTCAATTTTGGATGATATGGTTTATATCCAAGGAAATCTTCCGACTGGAAACAGGACATCAGTTCGTACTGGGTTGCCTCAAGTATTTTGGCGGTTATTAAATCAAGGTGTACAACCATCTCGATCTACTACTGCGCAAATTGATGAAGGTTGTGGAATGCTGGAAGCCTGGAGTGAGGTTGACTGTGCGTTGGCCGAGCTTTCGGACGACGTCCCGGCGTTTCGATTATCTGAGTCCATGGCGTTTTTGGAAGCGATGGGTCAAGAAGCGGCGCAAACTATTATCTACGGTAATAGCGGAGTATCTCCGGAAGAGTTTAACGGTCTTGCGATTCGTTATTCCTCAACAAGTGCCGGCAATGGACAGAATGTTTTGCTAGCTGGGACAGCCTCTGGTTCGGATCAATCCTCTATTTATTTAGTTGGTTGGGGCGATATCACTGTTCATGGTTTATTTCCCAAAGGTTCTCAAGCTGGTTTGCAGCATAAGGATCTCGGCGAAGTTACGGTTGAAACTACTGCAGGTCTTCCTGGTGCGCGCATGCGTGCTTTTCAAGATCAATTTGTCTGGAAAATGGGACTTTGCGTTAAGGACTGGAGATACGTTGTTCGTATTGCGAACATCGACACCGGCAACTTAATAGCGAACTCTAGCCCGGCTAATATTACTGTTGCGATGATCAAGGCGATTCATAGAATCCCAAATTTAAATGCGTGCAAGCCTATTTTTTATATGAATAGATCTGTATTTGAGTATTTAGATTTGCAAAGACGTGCGGACGTTATTTCCGGAGGCCAGTTAAACTATGAATTGGTTGACGGTAAAGCGATTTACATGTTTCGCGGTATCCCGGTAAAAATTGTAGATCAACTAACCATTACCGAGGCCGTTGTTTCGTAATTAAGGAGATTTTTATGTATTTAGATAGACTAGCTTTATTCTCGAACGCTCAAGCCGTAACCACGGGTGGTGCGTCTACTGATAGCATGGATTTTTCACAGGCCAGAGATGTCGGTACTGGGGAAGATTTATTTATTTTTATAAACTGTTCAGTAGCAATGACTGACGCGGGTTCTGATTCAACGGTAACTGTGACTTTAGAAACAGATGATAACACAGGTTTTTCTTCTGCAGCGGTTACACAAACTCTTGGAGTTTTTCCGGCTTTATCAGCGGCTGGGTCGATTGTTTACGCACGTATTCAACCTGCAGCACTGAATG